GAACTGTTATAAGCAGATGTTACCGCAATAGCTAACGTCCCGCCAGAATAGTAACAGGCACTCTGTCGCTGACGGACAAGTCGGCAATCCTGAGGGTTTCGCATATTCATCGTAAACTGAATGTTTTGAATACCAAACAGCCCAGTATCACGTTCCTTAACATCGCTAAATACGAACGGCGAGAGAACCAGCTTCTCAGTAAAATATGGAGCAACATAAACCATAAATTGGGTTACGTTAGCAGTTGATCCGGCCACCAGCGTTAGAGAACCATCGGCGTTAAAGGTTAGAGTGCTATCACTTGCACCGCCGGTCTTAGTCCAGTAAGTTCCCGCAGTATACGCACTACCGGACACTGCAAATGAGCTTGCACTATTGTAAGCTACATAAGGAAGACCGCTTGAACTCCAAGAAACCTTAGGGTCACCACTCGTCCAAGACGATGAGTTCGGCGCCTCCTCCTGAATAACACCGGCCTCGCCATAACTGCCGTATGTAGAATTTACATAACGAGAATCATCCACGGCGGAGGCGAAAGTATCCAGCTTTGTAGGAGTCGTGCGCTGTAGAGTATTAGCACGAATATCTACCAAACGCAAAACCTCCTTCAACACATCACCGCTGTTAATCGTAACGTTCGTATCGTTAATCGTTGCCTGAATCGTAGATGTCAGCGACTGAAGAGGGAATGCAGCCCAACCCCACCACGCATCGGTCTGACCGGACGTAGAGGTAGGATTACCAATCGTGTATGTTGAACCGGACGCAAATGTTCCAGTAACCGTAATAGCAACACCAACCTGAGCAGACCAATTTACCGCACGGTCAACATAGGTGGTCTCGCTGGGCACTTGGACTGAATAGGTGTGTTGAGATGATGTTTGAGACAATGCTTGAAACGGAGCGTTAGACACAGACAATGCACCCTTGTCAACGGCAAATTTAGGACGCGACTGAACGATGCGGGTATCATATACAGCAACTTTCTCTACGTCTGCTGAACTCGCCATTTATTATTAGAGAGATAAAAAAAGTTTTTAGATACAACAGCCGGTCCGGCCAAACGACGAGCTATATCAATACACTTTTTATTTAATTCATCTTTGGATGAACTCGGCGCTAATTCAATCAATTCAATATAAGCACCTCCTCGTTCAAGAATATCAAACACTGGAGAACGTCGTCTCTTCTTTTCAAGATATAATTTATACTTAAAACGGACAGATGTCGTATAATGGTAACGTTGTTGAACCAATATATACCAAATCAGTATTAGGACTATAAATTTTATATACTTTACCCTTAGAATAGTTCGGCATTATTTTTTTAAAGTGTTATTCCGTCTAAATTTTTTACCTATTTTCCCCCCCCGCGACGGCGGAACAAAACCTTCAGAGATACGCTGGACTGGTTGAAAAGAGTCAGTGGGACGAGTTCTCCAGAAAGCCGGTGCTTCCAGTAAACAGTAATATTCATTTCTCTTACATCTACCTGACTTGTTCCAAGCGATGTTAGACGATACTCTGCGCTTGGAGTGTAAGAAATGAACTGGCGATAGTCTCCGGCTGTTGCCATTGGTAATGCTATGTCAGTAATGATAGGCGTAAAGGCATTGAGTGATGTATTTTGGGTTGTATTGTTTCCTGAGTTGAGAATAACTGGAGCAGAAATATTTTCGGGTAGAGTAGGAAGTAGCGTAGAACAAAATACAATTGAAGCAATTGGAGACCAAAGCGAACTCGTAGAAGGATAATCTTGTGTCATTACGAACAATACCTTCGGATATGCGGAGTTTAGGGATGATGTTAAAACAATTGTCCCGCTTGTTGTATTAAACGCATAAGGATTATACTGAGATGTCTGTTCGTTAGAGCAAACAATCAAGTTATCCATACCATTATTGCTTACACTTTCCAACCCATAATAGATATTATTAAAGTTTGTAAACAATCCCATTGCGTTAGAATTGAAAAAGAGTGAGAAGTTTTCATTTGCGTTAGTTCCGGACTGGTTACAGAGTCGCTGGTCTTGATTGATTGGACTGACAATGTCAATAGTGTATCCTGGTTGAACCGCTGTAGCGATAGCGTTTAGATATGTATTTGTATTACAACCGAAGCCATAACTATCAAATGCTATACTAAACAGATTAGAATTTGGATTGTAGGACAAGACCGGCGGATTTGATATGAGAGAAATAGTAGTTCCAACTGTAGTAGTTAATTGACTTGCTACTGCGGTCATAGTATCAGTAAGAGCTCTGTTGACACAATCCACCCAGTGTTTGTAAGTATAACACCACCAATACTTGTTAGATATTTGCTGATTGATTGTATTATCAGAGTTCAAAGGGGGTTGTGGTATATCCGTTGTTTCAGGATACCACGTGATGTATTTTGTAATAGGGGTAATTGTGTATGTAGTTCCAGCTTGAGTGTATTGACCGGCTATTGTAATAGAATAAATTGTGTCATATAGCGTATTTGGTGTTTGATATGGCTGAATCAACACTGGATTAGGGGCACTATTCGTAATAGATGTAGTTGTTCCAGAGAATGCAGTTGATGGTGTAATAAGACCATACCAGTTATTTGTCACCGGATTTGTAACTGGATTACCAAACAAAGCCCAAGATGGTAAGGCCGGTTGAAGCAAATTCAATTGCCCACCACTTCCGAACGCTACTACAAATGACGGATTAGAACCAACAATAGAAAATGTTGTATTCATTGTAACCGTAAATTGAATGTTTCGTGAGTTTGGAAGGTAAGAAGCAACAACTGATGTTGGGTAATAGGTTTGTCCGGCCGGTGTTCCGGCCACAAAAGAAGCAAGTTGAGTATTTACTTGCGATAAAAATCCAGAGGCAGTATACGTTCCCGCAGTTAAAGTAATAGTTGTAGTGGTATACGCTGCACCGGCTGGAGCGTAAGATACACTGAACGTATTATTTGATGAAGTTACTATTACTGCTTCAGATGTATTATATTGATTTTTATTTATGATGGGAATGAATAACGGCAAATCTTTGTTTGCTCCATTGATTGTAAAGCGAACAATAGAAAAGTTATATTTAGAAGCATCCGTAAGAATAGGAGTGCTTCGGGTTTCTTCAAATTTTACCGCTGGGTCACTTCCCGTTCCAATATCTACCTGAGACGAGTTGATTACGTCAAGGTTATAGTAAATTAATTCATTACTAACCTCTTCTGTATTTACAATACGCACTCGGCTCATTTGTAAAATAGCAAGATAATTTATTACTTACCAATTAACGAATAAACAAGGTCAATTACAAATTGGTCTGGAGTTTTACCACTTTGTCTAATCATTTTACGATACTCCGGCTCTTTCAATTGTTTATAGTATAATCTCGTAATACAGTGTTTTCCACAAGTATTTGTTTGAGGCGAATGCGATTGATATGGAAATGGATTATAAAGTATTTTATATTTACTATTTCGCAGTAGCTCAGACAAAAGTGGTTGGTCTTCGTGTAAATTAACTAATTCTTTATGAGATAACCATCTTCGTTCACCATCTGGGGAATAACCGCCATACGGGTCAAAATATTCTATTACACTACCTCTCTTCATTAAGCACGTCCAATGACCGTGATAAAGTGATGTCGTAAGAAAAAGAATAGCACAGCGACCATCCTTATCAAATAATTCATCAACTGATTTTACATTCTGTAAATCTGGATAATATAAAAATGGTTTTACGCCTATTGCATCCTCAAAATCCTTATCACTAATGGAATAAGTTTTGAGTTTATCGTAATCTAAAGCTGAACTCATTATATAAGAACAAGATTTTATCTCGTATTTAAACACCTTTTACATAAGTAAAACAAATGTGGTTGAGTATAGATGATTATTATGAATGTTCTATTGATGGAAAAATACGAAATAAAAAGACCTTACGAGAGTTAAAAAGTTGGATTGCTGGTTCAGGATATAGTTATATAGGATTAGGAGGTTCTAATCCTCGTAAATGTGGAGTTCATCGTATTGTAGGAGAGTTATTTTTACCTGCTCCTACGGAAGAAGGACTTGAAATAGACCATATTGACCGAAATAAAACAAATAATCACGCATCAAATCTACGCTGGGTAAATCATAGAGAAAATAGATTGAATATAGATTTGGAAAAAAAACCAAGAACAAATAATATGTTAAATGAATTATATATCAAGCAAATTATAAGTAAGCGTCAAATTAATCCTACATTTGTAGTTATAATTAAGAATAGATTTATGAATGTTTATAAGTCATTTAGGTCATTAGAAGAGGCAAAAGATTTTCGTGATACTATTATAAATGGTGTATCATCTTCGCAAAGCACCACGTAAGGAACTCTATTGGGTTGTTACAAAAGCTACTGGTAACAAGCATTCAATAGAGCCGTTACCTTTAAAAAAAGCGGAAGCACAAATGAGGGCATTATACGCCAGAGAAAGGCCCTTACGTAAAGGTGGTTCAAAGGGTAGAACTGAAAGTGAGGAAGAACTTCGTAAGATTTTGGATGCTTATAGCAAAGGAGAAAAATACCCTCCAAGTCCGGCTCCTCGGACTCCGCCTCCTAAAAAGCGCAAATCTCCTCCAAGTCAAAAAAAACAGTATGAACAGGCAAAGGGAAGAGGTGGTTCGGATGAAGAAATTATACAAGTCGCAAAATCATCTGATTCATTTCCAGAAGTATTGAATGACCCAGAATCATACATTTCAAAAGATGATGTAAAGGATATTGAGTATTCGGGTTCCGGTTTACTTAATTTACTCAAACCACACTCTTCTCCAAAACCCTCCCGCAAAATAAATATATCTCCAGAAGGCAAAAATGTTATAAAAAATATATCCAAAATTGGTTCATTTCTTGGCGATTTGTTAAGCAAAGATTACTCTGCTTCTGGTGGAAGTTATTATCCTGAACAGTATAAGACTGAGCCAATTACTATTCGTAAACCAACCGGCTGGAAGTCACCGGATGTTCTAAAACTAACCAAAAATAGAGCACTTGAAAAGTCAAAACTTGACGAATCAACCCGTAGAGCTTTGGGATACATTAGTAGAGGAACTATCGTTTGAATTAAGACTTAGTAGTGGTTTCTTTTTTTGAAGCAATCCTTTTTCTAAATCAATCTGTATTTCAGTCGTATGACCACAACACTTAGACCTACAAGCGGAATGCTTGAATATTTTGTATACAACATACACTACCGCTATAATACCTCCCGCTATACCTGAACTAACGTAGCTGGAGATATTATCCATTATTTTTAACTTAGAAAAATATTACTGAGCTCTGGACTGCAAAGACGAAAAATAAGTATTAAATGCGGTCTGTAATGCGGATAACTTGGCTGTAATTACCGCCTTGTATGATGCC